CGTATGAATAAAGTGAACATCAGCGACGACCCTGCAATCCAAGAAAAGATTAACGACCTAAGAAGTCTTGTTGGAGCGTACGCTAGTCCGATAGGTAAAGACAACTTGCGTAGTAGTCAAACTGTACGTGAGAAAGCAGTTAATCAGATAGATAGCCTAGTAAGTCAGATGGCGGGGTTGGTGTAGCATGGGATATAGAAGTGATGTAACAATCTTAATCTACGGCGACACTAAAGATGTAGTGGCGTTCGTAGCGTCAGAGAAGTTGAAAGGGAAACCAAAGGATATCGACTTCCACCCGTTAGATGAGAAAACGGACGACAACTACCACGAGAAAAACCAATACACCTACGGAAAGGACGATGCGTTCATGATGTTGGAGTTCAATTGGTGGGACGTGAAGTGGTACGACTCATACCCCGAGGTTGAATGGTGGCAGGACATAGCCGGTAACTTTGAGCAAGGGTATGCAAGTTTGAGCATGGAATTGGCGATAGTTGGCGAGTCAGTAGATGACAACCGAACCGACTACTACGGCGAGAACTGTGAGTATATGTTGAATATTAGTAGAGAAATTACTAAAAACCTACCATAGGAGGTAATATGAGTAATGCAGTAGCAGTTGAGGAAACTATAAACCAAGCAGAAGTAGAGCGTAAAGTCGGAAAGGCGAAAGCACTATTAATTTTAGACCACCCGTTCTTTGGAACAGCAGTATCCAAGCGACCGATACAGTACACAAACGCTGTACCAACCGCAGGTATGAGTGCCACCGGACAGATGGTATTGAATCCAGCGTTTATCGAACCGCTAACCGTTAAGAACATTATGTTTTTGATGGCACATGAAGCCATGCACTACATGTTGGCACATGCGTTAAGGCGTAAACACCGCGACCATAGAGCGTGGAACGTAGCGTGTGACAAAGTCATTAACGACACACTCATAGACGCAAACGTCGGAGAGTTCATCGAGGGCGGTGTAACACTACACGACGCTAGGAACTACGCTAGTGAGGAGTTGTACGACGAGAACGACGACGACATGGGTAGCGGTGGTATCGGACAAGACGTAGGCGACCCGACCGACGAGAACGGTAAACCACTAGACGAGTCGCAGGTACACCAACTTGAGGCACAAGCGAAGATTGATGCTATTCAGTCAGCGAAAGCCGCGAAGGCATCGGGTAAGTTACCCGCGTCAATTGAACGTATGGTTGATGAGATGGTTAACGTAACAACTCCTTGGCACGAGAAGTTAGAGAGGTACATGACCTCCAAGGTTAAAGACGGCTACTCATGGAACAGACCGAACCGTAGGTTCATCGGGCAAGGGACATACCTCCCCGGGACGGACTACGTGGCACGTATGGGCGAGTTAGTTATCGCAGTCGACACGTCGGGAAGTCTGAACAACAAAGAGTTGGGGTACTTCAATAGTCATATCAATCGCATACTAGACACATGTATGCCCGAGAAAGTCACAGTACTGTATTGTGATTGGGCGATAGGTGGCACGACCGAGTACACACCCGATGATTTACCTATTAAGTTAGAACCGGTAGGTGGTGGAGGTACGTCGTTCAAGCCGGTGTTCAAGTGGATTGAGGACTACGCTAACGAGGTTGAGTGTCTTATCTACTTCACTGATGGGTGGGGCGACCAAAACGAAATCGAAACCCCCGCAGTTGATACGGTGTGGTTAACCACTGATAAAGACGAGTTCCCTTTCGGTGAGATTATTAAATTTGATATAGAGGAGTAACGCATGGATATGCAGACCGCAGGACTAATAATGTCCGCCCTAATGATACTATCGTTCTACGTTGGTAGAGCGGTAGGTCGTATGCACTTGCAGATGGCAGTAGTGCAAGCAGAGGTTGAGTTGTTAAAACAAGTCAACGCAACGTTAGACCAAGCAGTAAAACAAGCGAAAGCAAAGGAGGAAACATGAAGTATGAAGTACAGATAGACCAAGTGGTATCGGAAGTCGTAGTTGTCGATGCAGACAGTGAGAACGACGCGATGAACAAAGCAGGCGACGAGTTATACCAAAGCAACGATAGTAGTTTTGATGGTATGCCCGAGTATAAATTTTCAGTAAGAAAAATGGTTGACACCAAGGAGTTAAGTAATGATAAGTAAAGAATTTTTTAAAGAGAATAAAAACAGGTACCCCGAGAAGATTAGACGTTGGGACGAGTTTAATGCGTTCCACATGGGCAACGGTATGTTCGTAGAGTTTGAGTCCGGAGAGTTAATGGTAAGAGGTGCGTCGAACCCCGACTATCGTAAATACTACCCCGAATACGATATTCAGTTAGTGACGACGACCGACTCAGATTGTCCGACACTATACTTGGATAAGGAGTGTACTCAACCCGTTAAGAAAGCGTGGGTAAGTCATCATGGACAACAACAGTTAGCGATTGACTATGAGAGAAAGGTTGCGGTTGCTGTGTTTGAGGGGTGGAGAACAGGTAATAACACCGTACTAGGTGACCACGTGGAACGAGCGAGTGCGTATTGGGCAGGGCAGAAACGACTACCCGTACCACTAGCGAAAATCAAGGTGCAGACACCCGACCCCGAGTACAAGAAAAAGATGGCTAAGGTGTTGACCGATGTACGAGCCGCGGTCAGTGCAATCCACCGAATGAGTGACGCCAACAGTGAGCATTGGTGGTCGGAAGTTCATCTAGCAGACCCGAAGTGGTACGACTCATCAGTGAGTGACATCGTTGCAGAGTTAAGCCAAGAAGAACGAGTGATGTACAACATTGCAACTAAAGGATTTGAATACCCGAGGAAAACTAATGAAGTGGAATTCTTATACGTCAAAGAACGTAAACAAACCTAGTGAAAGAGTGTGCTACAAATGTGGCAACGAACCAACGATAGTAGATGGGTGGGGGCATGACTTATGCACCGCTTGTTATATCAAAGTCAAATACAGTAAACCAAAAATAAAAAGGAGATTGACATGGCAATCAAACAAATAACATACGACGCGTATGCAGTAGCAAAAGACGCGTCAGTAGATAGCATTGAAGTAACACTAGACACAAGTAAGTGGTCAAAACGTAAACAAAACATCATTGTTAAAGCGATAGACACCGGTATCGCCGACTGTGGGTGGGACACGGCTAACTTCGTGGGTAACTTGTTAGACACTTATGGACTTGGAACCCAAAAGATTACGCATTGGAACCAAGAGTTAAGTCTAAACCTTGTTAAACCCGAGAAGGTAGAAGAAGTGAAAGCGTACATCGCGGCACTTATACGCCTTAAAGAACACACGTCGTGGTCAGAGGATAGGTACATGGACTCGTTAGAGCGTGACGACTACCCTACGTCGACAGTACCTATCCCTAACAGTTTTAGTAAGGAGGACAGACACAAGTTTGTTAAGGACTACTTGAAAGATAAAGACGAGCAAGAGCAGGAAATTAGAAATAATTTAATAAATGACATAAGAAGTGGTCACAAGTTAACTATTTCGTTTACAATATAAAAAGGAGAGCAAAATGGCTTATGTAAGAAGAACACAAACGCTAGTCGATGACATCGGCTACAAAGTTGAAAGTATGAGGGACGCTGAAGTAAAACTTCGTGGGAAAAACAAGGTCGCACTAGAAATAGGCACGCCTTTGTACAACGACGTACGTCACGCGATTGAGAGTGCCGTATGGAGTAAAGCACCCGAACTAAAAGATAAGATACCCGACGATTGGTGTAAGCACGAGGACGTTATGTCCGCTACGTTTAGACCGGAGGGCGAAAATACCTTCAACGTCGACGTAACTAGAGTTACATTCGAAACCTCGGTCGGGGATAAACTCAAACTACCACCAAACGTTAGCAGGTGGGACACTATCCCCGTAAATGAGAAATATACGACCCAAGCAGTTAGAGATTGGGTCGCTGGTAGGTTAGCGATTGAGAGAAGTCAGAAAGAAACGTACGATTTGTTCGGGAACATAAAACAACAGATAACTGATTTCTTGGAAACCCATGCGTCACTCAACGCCGCGGTCAAGGCAATGCCCGAGTTGGAGTTGTACGTACCCCAAGAGTACATAGACAAACTAAAAGAGAAAACTGTGAGGGTTAAGAAAGAAACCGTCGAAGCCCCAGAGGTTAACGTCGATGTCGAAGCGTTAACACGAGCAGCGGTAGCGCACAGAATTACATCGGGTAACTAATATGTACGACATAGGCGAAATAGTAGTAGGTGGTGTGCTTTTAGCAAGTGCGGGGGCACTTGTGTACGCTTCCGACTTTAATAGAAATGTAATCAATAAATCAAAAAAGGAGACTAAAAATGTTAGATGTGAACGAACTAAGTAAGAAGTGGAACCAAATTTTAATTATAAGAGAACTGAAGGACGACTTATCCACATACGAGAGTAAATCCCTAAGCGATACGGAGTTTGCGATGCTATGTCATATCGCCCACCAAAACGGTAACGCGAACATCACTAGTATCGCCAAACACCCGTACTTCGCTGTGACGTCACTGTCGACTGTTAAACGTGCGGTAGTGCGACTGATGAGCGAGGGGTTAATACGTACCAACAACACATCACCGGATAGACGTGAGAATATGTTGGAGGTAGTAGACAATGGATAAGGCGCTAATTCTCACACTTATGTGGGTAGGACTTACAGGGTTAGTAGTCTTCATAGGGTGGACTGCCAAGCCTAGTGGTAAATGGAAAGTAAATAAAGGAGATTAGTATGATGCAAGAAACAAGGGAGAGGCGTAAGGAAGCGTTAGGGCGCATCTTAACAGACCGCGAAAAACATGTAATAACGCTTAGATTTGGTTTTGGAACCGACGACCCTCAAACGTTAGCCCAAGTAGGGGACAACATGGGGTTGACGCGGGAACGTATACGCCAAATTGAAAGTAGGGCGTTAAAGAAACTAAGGGGTAACCCAAGGTTGCGACACTTGAAAGATTATTTAAACGAATAGGAGAGTAGTAATGAAAAAGAAAGATAAAAACTCAATTGCCAGTAAGGCACGTAAAGCAGGCTTGGAGCCTAGAGTAGTATACGCACGAATGAACAAAGGGTGGTCGCTTAAGAAAGCGTTATCGACACCGGTGCGTGAAACCAAGCGACATGCTAAGGTTAAAGATAAGGAACCAACGGTGGCTAAGAGTGTCACGACTCATAAGCGCGTCGCACCTAAATTGAACAAGCCGGTAGTAGAACACTACAAATCAGATAGAGGTCTAAACAAAGCCGTTTTGTTCAGCTTAGGTATTATAATCGCTCTTTTAATGGTTTTAATATTGGGGGGATAAATGAACCTACATGACAATAAGTTATGCAAAAAGAAGTGCGACTGCGTTATGAACATGCTTGCCGAGGTGGAGGAACTATTGCAGTACCCTCGGTCGGATAGAGAACAACTCATCAAGAGTAAGGTTGAGTTGGTACTCCAAGACATTCAGTACTTGTCCCGTGAGATTGATGGCGACAAGGACGACTACTTAATGACTTACGCTAAGGATTGGAAATGACTAGAATATACAAAACGAAAAAGTTTGAACTATCAGACGGTAGTGTGATGGACGCGCGTGAAATAGTGGAAAAGTACAACGTGCCTCTAGGAACCACTAGGACTAGGTTATCTAATGGCGTTCGAGATGTTGAGGTGTTAAGTAAACAACCACTGTCACACAAACAGAATAAGTACCGAAACACGGGAGCCTCTAACGAATATATACCCGAGAAAACGGTTAAGGAGAAAATAGCGCAACGTAACTTTTTCTGCCCCATGTCTCGATTAGCACTGAAAACGATATGAGCTGGTATTGTCAAATGGTAGATGGCGAACGTCGATGTATGGACTGGGGAGAGTACCGCAAATATGGTTGGGTACTGAGTAAGTCATTCACAGTTGAAGAGTACATGGGCGTATTCAAAAAGAAAGGTTAACAACTAGCCCCCTTACCATAGGGTTAAATTTTAGTATGCTCTCTCACCTTGGCATTCATAGAGTGCCTTGCGTACTAAGGTCTAATCCTATTTTAAGGGGGTTACACTAGGAGAATAATATGGAACAACACAAACACGCAGAAGTAATTCACGCTTGGGCTGAAGGTTACACTGTACAGAAGAAACACAAACTGTGCTGTGATAAGAAGTACGCCAAGTGGGTAGACTGCGACTCAACACCTTTGTGGTTCGAAGACGAGGAGTATAGGATTAAACCGTACAAGGAGAACGAATGAATATTTGTACAGTAGACCTAGAGACCTTTTGGGACGTTGGCCACTCCCTAACCAAGATGTCACCTATCGCATACTGTATGCACCCCGACACCGAAATCATTAGTTGTGCGTTTAAGTTCAACGATGAGGAAACCGAAGTAATTTTCGGTGAGGAAAACGTAAAGGAATACTGCGCGAAAGTAGATTGGTCACAGTATTGGGTAGTAGGGCACAACCTATCGGGGTTCGACTCTATGATTTTATCGTGGCGTTTAGACATTAAACCAAAACTATGGGGTTGTACCTTGGCGATGGCTCGACCTATCCACGCTAAAGATGTAGGACTGTCGTTAGCCAAGTTGGTTCAGCACTACCGCTTAGGCAAGAAAGACAACTTCGCATTGTTGCAGACCAAGGGTAGACACCTATGTGACTTTACTGAGCAAGAGATTAAAGACATGGGCGTGTACAACAAAGAGGACGTTGACCAATGCTACGGACTGTTGCGACGACTCATACCGCAGACTAAGAAGCCCGAGATACTACTGATAGACATGACGATACGTATGCTCATTGAGCCTCAGTTTGATTGCGACGACGATTTACTGAATAACACCTTGGTAGAAGAAGTTGAGAGAAAACGTACCGCACTACTAGAAGCATCGAAACAGATGGGCGTGTACACCGCTGGGTTCCGATTACCCCATGGTACGTTTGACGAGTCCGCATTAGAAGCAGAGGAAGATGAAGCCGTCGAGCAAGTACTAAAACTACTTTCGTCGGCGCCGAAGTTCGGTAAGTTCCTAGAGTCGTTAGGGGTAGAAGTACCTACGAAGATATCTCCAAGGACTGAAAAAGAGATACCTGCCCTAGCGAAAACAGATGAAGCGTTCATCGCAATGCAAGAGCATGAGAACCCGTTAGTAGCCGTCGCTGCCAACGCGAGGCTTGACGCTAAGAGTACGATACTTCAGACGCGAATACAAGCGTTTCTAACCGCCGCAGAGGCGCACCCACAGCACAAGGTTCCTATCCCTTTGAAGTACTACGGAGCGGACACAACTGGGCGTTGGAGTGGCTGGGGTTACAACCCGCAGAACCTTCCACGTATCAACCCATACAAACCTAAATTATCAGATGCACTACGTAAATCGCTTAGAGCTCCACCAGGCTACAAGGTAGTTGTTGCTGACTTATCGGGTATTGAGTTGAGGGTTAACCACTTCCTATGGCAAGTTCCATCAAGCATGGAGCTGTTCCAAGAAGACGTTGAGAACGCAGACTTGTACAAGGACTTCGCTAGTAAGTTGTACGAGGTCAACCCCGACGAAGTGACGAAAGAACAACGTCAAGTAGGTAAGGTCGCCCACCTCGGACTAGGTTTTGGAGCAGGGCATATTACGTTCCAAACAGTAGCGAAGACTATGGGTGGTGTAGATATCAACTTAGAGGAGTCTAAAGAGATTGTAGATACGTGGAGAATGAGTTACTCAGACATCACTAGAGCGTGGCGTAGGTGTCATAATGTACTACCTACTATTATGCGAGGAGCAGAGGGCGGAGCAGTAGACCCTTGGGGCATGGTGTACCCAACACCGGAAGGACTTCAAACCCCTAAAGGTGTAATCAGATATCCTAACCTTCGAACAGAAGTAAACGAGGAGACGGGTAGAAGTGAGTTCATCTACGGTGACGGTCGTAACAAGGCAAGGATTTATGCAGGTAAGATTGTGGAGAACATCGTGCAACATCTAGCCCGACATGTAATCGCCGACAACGCATTAGATATGCAACGAGAGACGGGGCTAATACCTGCGCTGACAGTACACGATGAGTTGGTTTACGTCGTACCGGAAGACAAGGCGCAAGAAACGCTCGATTCAGTACAACGCATAATGCGAACACCTCCAACATGGTGGCCGGAACTCCTTACGTGGAGCGAAGGAGACATCGCTGATACATACGGCGACGCTAAATAAATGTAAATTAGTACCCTGCAATCATAATGTTAGGGTACACTCTTTTAGAGACTCGGGGGAGTAACCAATTAAACTTTTGAGGAATTATGGACTACTTAGAAAAATGTGAAGAATTAGCCGAAGAATACGCAGAGAGAGCAGCGTTAGGCGGAGCGAACTACGATGATGCTTACGAGTACTATTTACGTAAGCGCATCGAAGCGTACAAAAACAAGGGTGAGGAACTAGATGAAATCGACTTTAACTAAACCGTGGAGTTACTCAGCGTTAACAGCGTTCGAAACATGCCCACGCAGATACCAACTGACTAGAGTAACAAGAGAAGCTACTGAGAAACAACACGAAGCCTCTATTTGGGGTAACAAAGTGCACAAGCACCTTGAGGACTACGCCAATAAAAAGGCGCAACTACCCGACGACCTAAAGAAGTACGCCAAGTACGTAGATAAGATATTTACATATGAAGGCAAGCGCATCGTTGAGAAGCAGATGGCTATTAATAGTAAATTTCGCCCTACTAAATGGATGGCGAAGGACGTATGGTGTAGAGGTATCGTCGACATCGGTGTCGTTGGTTCAGAGACAGCGTACCTATTAGATTGGAAAACGGGCAAACACAAGCCGGACTCAGACCAGTTAAAACTATTCGCCGCACTAGCGTTCATACATTACCCTTGGGTAGACAAGATAGTGTGTGGTTTCATTTGGCTTAAGGTCGGTAAGTTTGACAAGGAGACCTACACTCGTGACGACATCACAGACATATGGGCAGAGTTTTTACCAAGGACAGAGCGACTAGGTACGGCGTTTGCCACAGATAAGTGGCAAGCTAAACCTTCGGGGTTATGTCGCAACTGGTGTCCGGTAGGAAATAAACTTTGTGAATTTTGTGGGGTATAAGCTATGGGTATGACACCGGAAGGTAAAGTCAAAAAGAAAGTAAAAGAGTATTTAGTATCTATAGGCGCTTGGTACTATATGCCGGTTTCAAACGGTATGGGACGTTCGGGTTGTCCGGACATACTAGTATGTTACAAAGGTCGTTTCATGGCTTTTGAAACTAAAGCACCGGGTAAGTTAAAGAACACAACTCCAAACCAAGACCGAGAGATTGAAGGTATCAACAAGGCAGGCGGTATGGCTATTGTAGTTGACGACGTAGAACAAGTTAAGGAGGCCATCAATGCCAAAGACATCAGCTAAGTCGCTTAAAACCAAAGCGGCGTACAACAAGAAACCGTCGGTGCAGAAGAAACGTGTACTGCAGAACAAAGCGAGACGACACGCACTAGCAAAAGGTACAGTTAAAAAGGGAGACGGCAAAGACGTTGACCACAAAAAGCCTCTAGCGAAAGGCGGTAGTAGTAAAGACTCAAACACACGAGTGGTTAGTCAGAAAACAAATAGAGGGTGGAGAAAGAAGAACCCGGAGATGTATAAAAAAGGGAGAAAGTAAATGGCAGCAAACGATAGGCAAATCAGCGGTAAACACTACCAGACTGACATTCAGCCTTGGGACTTCATAGTCGCAAACAACCTTGGTTACTTAGAGGGCAACGTTATTAAGTACGTGTGTCGCTACAAAGAAAAGAACGGTATTGTAGACCTACATAAGGCGCAACACTATTTAGATAAGTTAATCGAGGGGATTGAGAATGCTAGTTTGGAAAAAGAAGAAGGCGTTAGTACTACGGACTAGAGAACCCGACAGAATACTAAACGTCATATCGTCAGCTAAGGCGATAAAAGTAAAAGGGGAAACCCTAGTGGCAGTACCCCATAAGGTTGAGGAAACCAAGGTACTAAGGAACTTGGGGTTTGATGCCCCTGCACCGATAAGACACCACTACGAGTGGCCGGGAAGGTTCAAGCCTTTTAAGGCTCAACTAGAAGCCGCGGCTTTCTTGTCAATGTATAAGAGAGCGTTCAACTTAAGTGAGTTGGGTACGGGTAAGTCACTAGCGTCGCTATGGGCGTACGACTACCTTAGAAGTGTAGGTAAGCTGAACAAGGTTTTAGTTATTGCCCCACTATCCACGTTGGAAAGAACTTGGGCAGACGAGATATTCAACCACTTCACACACCTAACATGTGCAGTAGTACATGGTACTAGAGCGAAACGAATGAAGCTATTAGCGCAGGACGTGGACGTGTATATCATCAACCATGATGGTGTTGCTATCGTAGAAGAAGCGTTACGCGCCAGACAAGATATCGATCTGGTCATCGTCGACGAGATTGCACAGTGCGCTCGTAACGCCGGTACTGATAAGTGGAAGGTAATAAATACAGTAGTAAACAAGCACAAGAACAAGAGGTGGTGTTGGGGTATGACCGGAACGCCTACTCCTAACGCTCCTACAGATGCTTGGGCGCAGTGTAGATTGTTGGTTCCCGAGAAGGTTCCACCTTACTTCAATAGGTTTAAGATGCAAGTGATGCGTCAGATAACTCAGTTTATATGGCAACCTAAGAAGGACGCATTGGACATAGTAAAAGACGTTATGCAACCGTCCGTTAGGTTTACTAGAGATGAGTGTGTAGACTTACCCCCTTTAATGTATGAAACACGACAGGTAGCGTTAACTAAAGAGCAGACTAAGGCGTACAGTGAGATGCTTAACAAGCTAAGGACTCAAGCGGACAGTGGTGACATCACCGCAGTTAACGAGGCTGTGAAGATGGCGAAGTTAATCCAAATTGCATGTGGTGTCGTCTATGCTGACGATGGTAGTGAAGTAACGATACCGTCGAACCCTCGCATAAAAGAGACCAAGGACATTATCAGCGCGGCGGAAGGTAAAGTGATTGTGTTCGTACCTTACGTATCGTCGGTTAAGATGGTGTCAGAGGAGTTAGCCAAGCACTTCACAGTAGAAACAATTCACGGTGGAGTTAACAAGAACGAGCGTGACCGTATATTCGGTGAGTTCCAAAAAGGGAAAGACTTAAAAGTAATCGTGGCACAACCCGCGGCGATGTCTCACGGACTGACCCTAACAGCGGCGAGTACGATAGTTTGGTACTCATGTGTTACATCTAATGAAGTATTCGAACAAGCGAACGGTCGTATTAACAGACCGGGGCAGAAAATGAACAACTTTATCATCATGCTCGAGGGTACAAAAGTCGAACAACGTATGTACAAAAGACTTAAGAACAAGCAGAAGATGCAGGGCGCACTGCTTGAAGAAATAAAAGCACATAGAGACGAACATATTGCTTGACACGGCAAAATGTTTAGGGTATTCTTGTACTCTCTTGAACACATACGGAAGGATTTGAACTTATATGAACTTACTTAGACCGGAAGAAGTTTCGGAAAAATTAGGAATTACGAAGGGTGCTTTACCAGCACTTCGTAGGCGAGAAGTTAGTTTCCCTCAACCTATAAGAGTCTCTCAAAAGGTTCTTCGTTGGGACGAGGCTGACATTAACAATTGGTTAGTAAACAAAAAGGAGAGTGGTGATGGCGAAAGCGAGTGATATGGATGATGGTTCTTTATTGAAACTATTCATCGCACTGCGTGACCGTAGAGCCCGTAGAAAAGCGGACTACAATGCGGACGACGCAGGAGACAAAGAGAAGCAGAACAATATTGAGGTGGAGTTCCTAAAGCGTTTCAACGAACGTGGTATTGATAACGTATCTTCCAAAGAGTTTGGTACGGCGTATCGTTCCACAAGAGTATCGGCAACAGTTGCTGATTGGGACTCTTTACTTGAGCACATCAAGGCGGATGAAGCGTGGGAAATGTTAGAGCGCAGAGTTAATAAGACAGCGGTTCTTCAGTACAAAGAAGAAAACGAAGACTTACCCCCTGGTGTGAATTGGAACGAAACCCAAGTGGTTAACTTTAGAAGGAAGTAGTATGGACATGATTAACTTAGACGCAGAATTGCCTGCACACCTAAAAGACACCTTCAGTGGTACTAACCCGTTCGCAGCGGCAGGTAGTGCTGAAGGGTTCAAACGACTTACAACTAAACTGCACTCGTTCTATATGGAACACGGAGGCATGCGAGAGGAAATCGGAGTGGATACATTAGATGTTGTCATCTTGGAAGCTAACCCGAATAAATCTAAGGTCTACTATGCTGACGGTTTTGAGGACGGTGGGTTTGTTAAACCAACTTGCTATTCGAACAACGGTACAACACCTGCGGAACATGCAGACTCACCTCAATCTAAGAAGTGTTCTATATGTCCTAATAACCAGTGGGGCTCTCGTATCACCGACAAGGGTGGTAAGGGTAAGGCGTGTTCGGACTCAATGAGGTTGTGTGTTGCTAACATCGACAGCGTCGACGACATCATGTTACTTAAGGTAACGTCGTACGCACTCAAGACCCTAGGGCAGTATGGTGCGCAGTTAGCCAAGAGAGGGGTAGACCCGAAGTACGTGGTAACTCAATTAGGGTTTAACTCCCAAGGGGATTTCCCGTCATTGACGTTTAAAGCAGTACGTTTCATCGAGGAAGAAGAACTGAAAGGTATTGACGAACTAATTAAGACAGAGCGTTCAACTATCGACCGAATTACCGGCACGGTGGACGCTCCGATTGATAACGTTGGGGGTTTTGCGATAACCCCCAAGAAAGAAGTAAAGGCTGAAAAAGCGCCGGTGAAAGCTGAACCTAAAAAGGTTGAACCGAAACCGGAAGTTAAAGCGAAAGCGCCGGAACCTAAAGCGGCTAGTGTGGAAGACTATGATGACATAGAAGACGCGTTAGACAACTTAGATTTTGACGATTAATATTAAAATAAAGGAGAAGTAAAATGGCTGAAGTAGCTAAATATGCGTTTAATAACGTAAAAGTAATGTGGGCTAAACTACAACAAGATAACCCGGAGCCGCCATACCAAGGTGAAGGTGTTAGTAACTGGACTATCCAAGCTGTACTAGATGACGCACAAGCAGATAAGTACAAGGAGACGGGTTTGTTCCCTAAGTTCAAGCGTAACCAAGAACACGACCTAGTGTTGGAAGACGGTCTACGCCAAGTGAAACTTAAGAAGTCATCAACGTTCGGTGTAGGCGGTAAGCCTAAGAACCCAGTAGTGGTTGTAGATGAGTATGGCAACAAGTTCACTGACCTTATCGGTAATGGTTCTGTGTGTAACATTCAGTGTTCAGCTCACACATGGAGTCGCGATGGCAAACAGAACACTTCACTAGAACTACAAGCGGTACAAGTTGTAGACTTAGTTGAGTACGTTGAAGGCGAAGGCGGCGACGACTTCGAACCAACTTTTGAGTTCAAGAAACAAGAGAAGGTTGCAATCAAAGACGTTAAGGTTCCGGTTGAAACGGACGACGTAGCAGAAGCGCTAGACGGTTTAGACTTCGACGACTAATCTCGTCAATATAGGAGCCGGGGTTCGCCCCGGTTTTTTATGCTTTACGAAAAGTCCGCTATGGACTTTTACAAAAATAGGTAGAACATGGGGATTCAACAATTTTTAGAACTAGTAGTGCCGGACAAGGGGGCAAAGATAATAGCCCTAGCAACCCCAACGGGTAGAGGCAATATTTGGTTCAAGTACAAAAAGTACGACAGCGCCAAAGACGCAGCGGCAGCAGCTGAGTTCTTCGACGACAACGGGGAAACAGTTTACTTCGCGGTTAACTCATTTGGTGATTGGTACGAAGATGAGCGGAAAAAGAAAAGGCGCATACGAACTCAAGAGAACGTAGTAGCGTGCCGCTCGTTGTATGATGACTTCGACGTCGGCGGGAACGACAAAAAGAAGTACGCAACGAAAGAAGATGCCCTAGCGGACATCATAAGACTAGCAACAGTACTGAAGCTAACTCCAACGATTACTTCGTCGGGTGGTGGTTACCACTGCTACTTCTCTTTAGATGAGGACGTCGACCAAGATACTTGGAACGAACTGTCAGCACTTAAACGTGATGTCACGACCCATATGGGGTTGAAGGCAGACCGTGCTGTGGACATGGATAGTGCTCGTATACTACGACCGGTAGGTACTCACAACCGCAAGACTAACCCACCCGTTGAGGTTAGGCTAGTTAAATTAGGTAAGCAATACCCGACTGAAACAGTGCGAGATAGACTCCAAGCGTACATAAAAGAACATGACGTACAGCCTGCGCCTACTAACAACTACAGTAAGTGCAAAGGGGCTAACCCGTTCGCAGCGGCGTTAGGAGATTACCCGACAGCAGACGCAAACATAATTGCAGAACACTGTAGTGCTATCCGCGAGTTCAGAGATAAGGGCGGTGACATACCCGAGCCTCATTGGCACAGAGCCATCGGTGTAGTTAAACACTGCGAAAACGGTGCTGAGATAATTCATGATTGGAGTAAAGGGTACAAGGGTTATACCTTTGAAGAAACTCAAGCGAAAATCGATGAGTGGGAGTTCGGGCCGACATCGTGTGTTGAGATGGATAAGCACATTGAGTGTATGAAAGACTGCGCCATGTCTGAGAAGTGTAAGTTCTCAATCCAACTTGGCAACTCAGAAACCGCTGAGTCCTCTAAGGACGAAACGGAAACGGACGACGAACAGCCTGCGACAATACCGGTAATAGAAGGGCAGAAAATTCCGTATTGGCCGATGAGTGGCTACCGTTGGAACGGTAAGGCGTTGTCTAGGTCGATCAAAGATGACGACGGTGTTGTCCACTGGAGACCGTTCTGTAGGTCTTTCATATATCCTATCAACCGAATACAAGACTCCGAGGGCACTTGGGTAATTCATTGGCGAGCAAAAGAAAAGAACGGCAAGTGGCGTGAATTCTTTATGCCTACATCAGAGTTAGCATCGACTGACATGATGGCGAAGACCCTAGCATCGCACGAAGTATTCTTAATGAGGACAAACAAATCGAGGAACGACATGGCTGAATTTGCAGAAGGTCTCATCGAAACACTCCAAGCGTGGCGTATGGAAACTAAAACATACAAGCAGTTTGGTTGGACGGAAGACCGTAAAGGGTTCGTAATAGGAACCAACATGATTAAACTAGACGGCGAGGAAGAAGTACTGTGTGACGAGGATATGCCAGGAGATGTAGTTGTTAACTTCGGAACTTCGGGAACCTTAGAGCAGTGGACTGCTAACATCGACACTTTATACAATAGACCTGGAGCGGAACCGTTTCAGTTCGCTTTATGCCATTCAATGGGTTCTGTACTTGTTGAACTTATGGGTTCCTCGAACTGGCACGGTCTACCGCTCGCATTCACTGGCTATGGTGGTACGGGTAAATCTACTGCGGCTAAGATTGCTTGTGGATTTTATGGAAACCCATCTTACATGGAGCGCCAAACGGGCGAACAAGGTTCCACACTAAACGCCGTTATTAAACGTATCGCTATTATGGGCTCAGTCCCTATGCTACTAGATGAGTTCTCGGGTAGAGCACCCGACGAGCTGACTAGAACGGGTTACGCTCTAGCTAACGGGCGAGACAAAGAGCGACTTGGTTCCAACGGTAAGTTTAATACCGTCGGCGGTCAGTGGTTCAAGAATAGTTTCATAACGTCGAACGACTCGCTGCACGAGAACATCAGTAAGTTACCAGCGGGGTATAGAGTTGAGGCGACACAGCTACGTTTCTTCGAGGTACAACTACCGGAAGACTTTAGAAGCACCGTGTTCCCCGACGTAACGCAGTCGTTTGTGGAAGACCACATGGACAATGTCTATGGGGAAGCGTGCCGACCGTTCATTAGGTTTATTATTAAAAATCATGATTGGGTGCGTAGGCAAATAACAGCCGCTCGTGGTAAGTTTAATCCACAATCCAACGAAGATAACAAAGAGCGTTTCTACCGTGATACTATTGTAACTGCGGTAGTAGCAGGTAAGATTGCTCAGAAGTTAGGCTTAGTAGCCTTCGACATGGCGGGTATGAAGAAGTGGGCGCTTGACCAAATCGTTCAGATGCGTGAGAGCCGTAAGGAGAGTAACACGGACATCAGTGAACACGTAGCGTCGTTCATCTCGACTCTGCCGGGACGACTCATCATTACGCTTCGCTTCGGTGACGCTAGAGCTAAGAAGAAAGAAATGCCTTTGGAACACTTGAGAGCACCTGCTGTTGGTAGAGTTTGTACCGAGGATAAGAAGGTGTACATAATGTCTAAGGCAGTTGGCGATTGGTGTAAAGAGCATGGAGTAGCACCGGCAGCAATGAAAGAAGAACTAGACCGAGGCGGTTACTTAATATATCATGCTGATGGTAAGCCTGCCGCTAAGTGTTACATCGGTTCGGGGACTACGGTTCCAAGTGGACAGACAAGATGTTATGAGTTTAACTATGGTAAGTTGTTCGGTGATAACGCCCCACTTAACTTGGTTGAAACCGACGAAGGTGTTGCTACTGAAACACTGTTAGATGTAGAGTAATTCCCATGCGGGGTTTTTATACGTTATGTTTTCCCCGCAAAGGTGCCAGCAGGCGGTGTGCCGTACAAAAACACCTGCAGTTGAGGTAGTACTACCTAGTCCTTTTATTCATGGGACGTTTCCATGAGCTATGACCCAACCGACTCGCCCACGATACGGGCTCCTTATTCTCCACAAAAGAAAAGGCTCGGAAAAAGAGAGAAACCGAGCCTTTAGTGGTAATTTAAAGCCTTACCAAGGCGAGCGATGAATAAGTCCACTGTGGACTTTTACCTAGTGCCTAATTCACTTTCGAGCTTCTGTTGCTTCTTCCAATCTCTGTCTCCTGCTTTAAGTAGAACTGTTATAGGGGTACGCTTTAGAGAACTAGGCGTGTTGTTGAAGAATGGGCGCGTGTTATCCTTGGCGTCTTGTAACCTATACCAAGCACGCTCGGCGTTACGTCTTGCTTCTTGGTCTTTTGCTTTGCTTGCGCGCTTATGTTCACTTGTTATTTCCTGCTGACGTCTAGTAAAGTACTCCTTAATTTCATACTGCTCCCCTCTAGTCCACTTCAAGTTAGAAACTTGACTTACCGGAATACCTAAAGCGTTTGCTATAAGAGGTAGTACATCGAAGTTCTTAGGTTTAGACACGACGGTTCCCGCCTTATCAGTGTAACCTTCAGTGCCAAGTCGGTATGACTCCATGACTGATTTTACCCTTTTAGGAGAAACACTCTCCAAAGCTCTATAGTAGTTATCTTCTTTCGCGAACTCAAAACCTCTAACAACGTTAGCGGCTTGCCCCCCTGTCGGCCCGAAGGCTCCATAGATGTACTCCATCAAACCATCAAGCGAAAGGTCGAAGTCTCCGAAAGGAACCAAATCAAATATTCCAGCGTGGCTTAACTTTATAGAGGCATCTATACCAAGGGCACTAAGAACTCCTCGGTTTATCATAGTGGCTACAGTTTTATTGTTAACGTTTTCATCCACCATACGCTCAATGTAACCTTTGGTGTTCTTAGGCTCTTCATCGTCCTCGCCAAACATACTTGCTAGTAGCAAGTATATAGCAGTAAACTTAGCAATTGCTGGTAGTCCTCTAATACCCGAAAATACAGAAGTGTGCATTAGGAGGAACGCTACAGTTCTAGCACCTATGATTTTCTCTTGTTTAGTGGCTCCTTTAAACGCCTGGAATGTTGCTCTAGCGTACGCCCACATCATCATTACTGAGAACTTACG